TCATTCCTTTTTCTCGTTGACAGCCTTGGTGAGCTTGCTCATCTCGGCCTTGTATTCTTCCTTCGAGAGAACGCCGGCCGCAGACACAACTGCCACTGTTGAAAAACGCATTTACCTCTCCTTCAATCCCATGCAGGTTAAAAACTCGTCAGCCCGGCGTTTCTCAAGCCCTGGCAACTTAACGCCTCCCTGGTAAACCCATCTCCGCAGCTCGCTGCAGGCTCCGCTGTAGTCGCCGGCATTTAACTTCTTCACAAGCGTCGATCCGCAGAACTGCTCTTCCCCAACGTTGAAAGCGAAAGATGTGTAAGCATCGAACTCATCCTGAGAAAGCGGAACCTTCACGCACTTCACCAAAGAGCCCTCGGCCTGAGCCACGTCCTTGCGCAACCGGCTGAGCGCCTGTGGAACCGATACTCGATCCCCAGGCCTGACGCCCTGGGTGCTGCCAAATCCAATCGTCCAGACGTCCTGAGCCGTCGGCATGTACGCTACTTCGCTGTATCCCTCGTAGCCAGCAATGGCAAGCAGGCCCGCAGCGCTCAAGCTAAGAACAGCTACTGCCACTCTTTTCATCGTCCTTACCCCGCGCACCATCGACCTTGGCCGCAATCATGGAGTTGTCACGGATCACGTTCACCACCAGTGGGCCGGCACCGGAAAACTTATCGGTCCACTTCTTCCGGAAATAACAGAACGTGTCGAAAAACTTGGGAAGCGCCCCGACGGCCATAATCAGGATGTAAATACAGGTGAGTACCGATACCCAATCTGCTATGTCGATCCCCGCCAGAGATAGGCCGCCGACGCCTATTCCCGGGCTTGCTTTTGCCAGCCCGGCAGCGGATGACGGTAGCAGACCTCCAATAATTTGTTTCATTGGCGCACCTTGTTCTTCAGGCATGAGGGCCTCTGCATTCATAAAAACCATTCCTTGAAACCCCGAGTGATTGCAGTCGCTGCGGGGTTTCCATTTGTCTGCAGGGTAAGCAGAAACTCCCTCCCCGTGGCAAGATTTCTTTACTTCACAAAAAGCCCGGGGATCCCCGGGCCTGCAGCTACTTCTCGTTCACTTTCTTCAGCTTCTCCAGATTGTCTGAAATTTCATTGAGCTTTTTGACACGCTCGGCGATGTTGTCGACCGTGTGGCCAACGAAGCTCTCGAAGGCCTCGTCCGATACGGAACCCTTGGCGCGCGCCCGGGCCTTGGAGCGTATCTGCCCCTGCAGCTCACGAATCTCACCACGGGCTTGTCCGGCTTTACGCCCGGCCTCCTGCTCAAGATCGACGGCCCGCATCTTGATTCCCAGCGTATTGATAAGCGCCCGAGACATCTCCATGTTGCGCCCCTGCCAGTCCGTACCCGTATAGTCGAAGAACGGGTCAAGCGTGAAGGATGTACCCGTGGCGGAGGCAACGCCGTTAGCCAGACGGTTGAAGTGATAACTCCCCGGTGCCAAAGCCGGCGCAATATTCCGCCAGACATAACCTAAACGCTTCATGCTCGCCTCACCGGCATCATCCGTTCGGCCGACAATGTCGCGCCCGGTGAAGGCGTCCTTATTGGCAAAGATCGACAAGAAGAGGCCGATCGTCGGAGAGTTCGGCATCAGCGGCTGCAACCAAGGAACGCCGCCCATCTGATTGTTGGCGTCGAGCATGTCTCCGCCCGGCACCAGGCGGGAGGCGTCGAGGAAATTTGGCGTTCCGTCCTGGTTGCTCCATGTCCTAATGAGCTTCTGAGTCGCGAAGATCGAAAGACCCTGAGCGCTTTCAGGTAGCAGAGATCGTTCGGCCGCTTCCATTTCCTGAGCCCGTTTCCAAATCTTCTCCCAGTCGTCATCATCGGCACCAGCCGCAGCGGCCGCGGAGAGATATGCAGCCTTATTGAATGCAAAGCAAATCGCCGCCGGCAACAGGAAACGGTGCGGATACACCATGGCCGTACGCAGGAGAACAGGAATCGCTTTATAAGTCCAAGAGAAGAACGGCAGAATGCTGTCCCGCACCGCTCGGGCCCCGCTCGGCAGGTCGTCATAAGCGAAGATGTACTGATTCGCCAGATCAACAGACTGCTCCGGAGTCAAACCTTCGCTGCGCCCCTTGCGGTAAATGAGGAGCTTGAAGAAAGCGTCCTCAAACTCATAGGCCGCACGGAGCGATCGCCGGAACCCGAGAGAGAAAACCGTCAGGAAAAGATCGAAAACCTTTTCGTAAGCAGGCTTCATGCCCGTGAGTTTTTCACGCACGTCTTCAAGCGGCAGAAGTTCGAGAACTTCATTACGCATGAAAGAGCCGGAAAGGAGCCCCGCTTTCACGGCTTCCTGATATGTCGCATCCCGCTTGTAGATAGACTCGACCGTCTTGAAATAAGTCGGCGCATCCCAGGCATTGACGCCGGCAAAATGCGCCATTGCAACGTTGCCAACCGTGTTGTTGAGATGAGCCACCGGGTTAAGAGCCGTCTTGCCCTCCTTCCAGGCCGACATAAAGCTGTGCCACAAGCGGGTAAACGTTGTCTCCGGCTCACCGTAGTGCGAAATCTGGCTCCATACCTCCGGAGCGACATAAAGGCCCGCGAGCTTTCCGTAGCGCTTCACCTTGCTGCCGTCGCCGATTGTGGTGTCGGGAATTTTCACCCAGCCGTCCTGGGCAATCTTCCCGGCAAACTCAGGATTCTCGGCAATGCCGGCAAAGAACCGGAAGAGTGCGATGTCTTTCTGCGAATCCATGTATCCCAGAACAAGGCGCACCATAGCGTCCCGTTCCTCGCCCATCAGCGCTCGCTCCTGCTGAGTGAAGTCGCGCCACATAATGACTTCCGGAACCTTCGGCCGTTGGCCCGTTCCGGTGAAATCCAAGAATCCCTGGGCATCTGACCAATCCGGATCACGAACCTCCCAGCCGAGTGCCTTGTGGTTGGCAATGTCCTGCTCGCCGACGACTTGACGGAAAATGCCGCGCCCCTTAAAAGAATTACCCCGAATGCCCTTAACCGACTTACGGCCAAACAGTTTGTCAAAGCTCTGTTTTGCATCCTTCAAAAGGGCAGTCTGTTTCAGATAGACGCGCGGCAGATATTCACCGCGCCAGCGGTCTGCCGATTCCTGAGTCAGCAACCCCTCTGCAAGCATCTGATCGGTCTGCGTATCCATCAAGTTACTGACGGCCGCGGCCACCTGGACAACGTGCTCAGGAGGATTGACTCCGGGAGCTACGGTCTTTTCCACAATATCAGATACCAGACGGCGCTCGGCCTCCGGCATCTGAGACAAGGCCGTTGCGACCTCGCCCACGGCATCCGTTGCCTGCTGCAACTCAGCCTTATACCGGCGGTACTGCATCCGGAACTCAGGAGAGAGCGGATTCAGGTTAAAACGATGACCGGACTTCTCATCAATCAAGTCGAAAAGCGTATGCGCTGCCCGAGCCACGTTGGCGTAAGCCCATTCTCCAGGCGCAAATGTCATACGGCCGAGATTGTCGCGACCAACAATTTTTCCAGAACGCTTAAATCCCCAGGCGGGAGTGCCGGTATCAAGCCTATGGCTAAGCACCTGAGTGACGGGAGATTCTTCGCCTGATGATGTTCCGCTCTTACTGAACTTGAGCCCGGATGTGCCGGAGGCTTTTTCTCTTCCGAGCTCACGGACATTGGCAATGGCCAAATCAACGAGCTCCTTCTCCGTCAGGTTTTCCGCCTGAACGAAAAGTCCTCGATGGTAAAGCCATAGGCGTATTGCCCGGATGACCTTCTCGAACCACTCACGAATCGGGCGAGAAGACTTCTCCTTGTTATTGACGACATGCTCAGCCAGATAAGCGAATGCCTCTTCTTCCTGACTTTTCTTGATGTTCTTGCGGCCGCCGACTGTTTCAACAAGCCCCGCGTCTTCCATACGCTGTAAAACAGCCTTGGCAGTGGCGTCACCGTTGGACGCTCCGTTAATCACGATCTGAGCGGCCCGGGCAATCAGCGGCTCCATCGCGGCGCGGCCGGAACCGTCGGCCGCCATATGCACGCCGACCTCATGGAGGAACACACCTTTTGCCGTGTTCTTCGAGAGGTTCGAGGCGATGAGATAGGACTTTCCGGAAGCCGGGTCATACAACCCCTGGAGGTCGCCGTTGTCGGAATGCTTGATCTGCAAACCGTTTGCCGTTACACTGGTGTCACTCCTCAAGGAAGAGCGTTCCCCCAGCCCTCGGGTATGGCGTCCGTCTCTCATCCCAGAGGACAGGAGATCGGCTCCACCGTTGGCATCGGGCAAGTGAGGGGCCCTCGGTGTAGGAGCAGGGGAATCATTACCAACCCTGTTACCATCCGAATTCCGCACGAACCCCGTCAACACCCAAGCGTTGTTGCCGGGGTTTTTGATTAACTGGACTTCGTTTCCGTTAAAGATAATCACACAGCGCTTTACCCTAGCAAGCTCCACCACGCGTTCGGTACGGCCGCGGGCAATGGTTTCAACTACGTCCGCCAAGAAATTAAGCGCCTGCTTTTCGGTATACCCATCCTTTCGCTGACGTGCTTCGAGGATATGGGAAATGCCCTTTTCCCCTTTTCGTGCGCCATTCTTTTTTATGGCACCGCCCTCAGCCCCCCAGACAAAATCAATCCAACCCACATCAGAGCGGTACATTGCCCGATGCACGTCCGTCTTGTCTTGCAGCGCACGGGACATTGCCTCATTACCGCGACGGATGTTGGCCTCAATAGACTTCATCGGAGACCGACTTTGTTCCGTGTCATCGATCTGACTGCGAATCTCCGCAGGCAAGTCATCAACGGTTTCGACAACTTCCACCGCTCCGATGCGGCGCAGCTCTCTGAAAGCGTCCCCCACCTTTTCGTTGGATTCGAGTTCCCGGGTTACGGCTTCGACCGTATCGCTGCCGCGCGAGAACTTAAGCCCCTGCTGTCCGGAAACAGCATCCTCATCAGAAACGGTATCGTCGTTGAGCTCAAAACGATCAACCGACTTCTCGACGGCCGCACGCGTATCTTTGGCCAAACGTTCTTCACGGGCCTCGCGTTCAGCACGATCTGCGGCCGTGCGTTCCTCTTCTTCAAAAGCCGCACGGCGTTCATTGTTCTGCCGTGCCTCTTCCTCAGTTTCGCCGACGAGACTCAGCGTGCTTTCTTCAGTTGTGCGAGCGTCTGCCTGTCCGTCTGATCCAGTTGCGGCTCGATCGGATGGCCGCTGAACATTTTCTTCAGCAGGCTCTGCCCGGCCGCGCTCTTCCACACTTGTCGTCCCGCTTCCGTCATCCCTGGCTTGTTGCTGCGCTGCGGCGCCTGTTGCGTTTCCTGTTGATTCTGACTGTTGTCCATGGGTCTGTTCCCTGATACGGTTTAAAACGTCCTGGCGTGTGGCCTTCTCAATCGGGCCAAACATATCCTCGGCGGGCTTGACTCCTTCACTGTAGGCAAAGTCGGCCGCGTTCTCAAGAATCTCAGCAATCTGACGATAGCTACGGGAGTTGGCCGCAAACACCTCGGCAATGACAAGAACGTCCGGATCGACGGTCATGTCATCTTGCGCGATATAGTCCTTCAGGGCAACGCCGCTGCGCTTGGCATTGATTGCCATTTGAGCCGCCTGGGTTACAAGCCCGCGGATATCGAGATTACCGAGGCCGGCCAGGCGCGCCATCTTCGGCGCAATAGCCCGCATGGCCTTAAAGATCGTGCTGATCTCTTCATTGTTTGACTGTACGGCAATACGTACGAGTTCGTCATCGCCATAGGCCTTCTTGAAAAGCGCTGATGCAAAACGGGCATAACCCTGGGCCGTCGGCTTGTTGTTGCGGTCAACAAGCGTATTGCGTTCGGACTCCGGCATCTGAGATGCAAAGTCGAGCACGGAATCGTTGTCCACCTCACCGTCGGCCGTGAAGGAAATTTTCCCGAAGTCGATGCGGTCCACGTCGTTTGCCGCCTGTTCAGCCGCAGACAAGGCCATATTTCCGGACGTATTGGAGCGGTCCCCGATGTCGGCCGTAACGTCTGCCTTGTCCATCACGCGGACAAGAATCGGCTGCTTCATCCCTTCCACGACTTTAGGATCGATACCGAGGCTAGACGCATCCGCCGTCAGGTCAGCACGGTACTGGCCTGCCGATCCGCGTTGATAAGCGGCCGTCAGTCCGGCGATACGGCCATTACCGGCGATCGCCCTCATTTCAGTTTCCGGAGCGGTCTGATATGCGGGATTTACCGCGCCGCCGACGTCGTTGGACGTGAGCACCGTATCCGCGTCAACAACGGCATATCGCATCTGATAGTGCTTACCGGTGTTGTCAGCAACAACCTCCGGACGGCCGAGCTGAGCTTCCGGCACTGTGCCGTAGGCGACAACCGGCGCGCCGTTCCCCAGATCGTTTGAGGCCCGGAGCCGGATGTAATCAGGCGCGGCCGCGATGGAGTTCATCTGCCCCACAGATTGCGGCAGGGATCGGTCACGGTTCTGCAAAACAGTTCGGCCCTCGGTCTCGTTTTCAAAGTCCGGAGCCTGAATCTTCATGCGGTTTTTGTCTTCGGCCTGCGTCACCGGCACGGGAGCGGACGCTGACTTTGCGGCGAGGGCGTCAATGCGCTGCACTGCTTCGGCCGCGGCTTTTTCCGCCAATGCCGGAGAAGCCTCAGCCGTTACATCTCTCACCCCACGCAGAGACGCGCCGGCATTGAGTCCGCCTACGCCTCCGCCCATAGCCGCACCAAGCACGCCGCCGAAAGCTCCACGGCGTCCGGCCTTCTGCAGATCAATATCCTGCCCTCGTGCGACATCTTCGCCGATAGAGTTTCCGGCTTCTTCCACGGTTTCCTGGAGCCCTTCCTTCACCGCTCCCTTCCCGATCTGCTTTCCGACCTCTTTGAGAGCCGCCGCCGATCCACCTGCGGCCGCATTCTTCGCGACCTGCCCGGAGATTAGAGAAGCCAAGGTCTTTTCCGCCGCGCCGCCCGTCAAAGCACTTGCCAGGAGCGATGCGGCCGCGCTCACGCCGGCGCCCTTGTAGCGGTCCTCAAGCGGCTGGTCGGCCGTGGCGTCAAAAGTATCAGCTGCATTCATCAGCGTATTGCCGCCGATAACGCCGGCCGTCATCGCCTTTTCCGGAGAGACTGCCATCTTGAGCGCTTTGCCCATGGCTCCGGCTCCCTTTGCGGCCGCAACCCCGGCGCCAGCCGGAACAAGCATGGAAAGGATGCTTTCAACGCCCTGGGTACCGGCTCCCATCGGATTTTGTGCCAGAACTTCCGGAAGATCCTTCCATGACTTTTTATCGTCTTCCATGAAGCGCGCAACATTGCGGCGCTGAGCCTGGGTCGAATCGCTGTGACCTTTCTCACTGATCCAGTCAGAAAGGCCGCCCAAAAGCTCTGAGAGCTTCTTGTACGGCGAATCTTCCATTTCCCCGGTAATCGGGTTCATCACCTGAGCATCGCCGACGGCCATCCGGAGAATATCCGGGACGGTCTTCACCGCCTGGGGAACGGCCGCCGCTGCCGACACCCCCAAATCTTTCAGCCCGGAGAAAAAGCCCGCACCCTTGGCCGCTTCCGCCTCGTCAAGAAACTCAGCGCCTAAACCAGGCTGCGGAATCGCTTGGGGAACTGCCGGAGCAACAGGAGTGGCGGGCGTAGCCGCCGGCTGCTGTAAGGCCGGATCGGCCTCGTTTAAGAGATCATCCAAAAGAGACATCAGTTCACACCCAGTTGAGTCAGTGCTGCCTGCGCTTCAGCGCGAGTAATTTCGCCCCGGCGCAGTTGATTAAGAACGCTGTTGACGGCCGCTTCGACACCGGAGTTGCCGAGACGTCCATGCACCATGTCGATGTTGTCACCCGAAGCGGCAGGAGCAGTCGGAACGGTCGGAGCAGGAACTGCCTGGGCCGGTACCGGAGCAGAAGAACCACCATTGGCGCCGGCCGCCATCAGCGCCAGATGCGCGATCATGTCATTGGGGTTCTTGCCTTGCTTCACCAGTTCCGCCATTGCGTTACGCATACGGGCGTAATCCGTCCTCGGCGTCACCTTCATCACACCAGGCATGAAAGGATCCGGTGTCTCCACGTTGTCCGTATAAAGCGGCTTCACATTCGATACAGAGCCGGCGCTGCCTCCGGATTTCGGAGCAAAACCGCCCGCGGCCGTTTTCGTGTCGTTAAGTGCCTTGAGCGCAAGGCTGGCTGCAGCGGCTGCGTTATTTCGGCCAACCTGAGACTCCCTGACAGCCAGTTCGGCCGCAAGGAGAGGATTGTCTTCGGGAGAGGCACTGACCGCCCCCGTGGCGCGATTAAACGTTGCGCCCGTAGAGCCAACATTCGAGTACGGCAGATAGGCCTTCCCATTGGCGAGCATGGCAATCTCATTGCGCACGTCACGATCTGCCATATCCATGCCGGCCATACGTCCGAACAAAGAAGCCAGAGCGTCATATTTCTGCTTGTTGAGCTGCGCCTTGGAGTCGTTAAAGTCGATCTGCGACTGCGTAAGCTGTGCCGCAAGAGCCTGCTTTTCGGCCTGAGCGCCAAGGAGTGCTTTTTTGATGGCCAGGTTTGCCAGGCCGGTGCCGAAGCCGCGGATGCCGTTGGCTATCGGGCTGATGTCTACAGTTGCCATTTAATTCCCCCAGGGATTGGATGAGAGATACCCGCCACCGAGCATGTACGGGATGCCGGAGGTCCATGCGGAGTTGGCCGCAGCAGAGCTCCCGCCTAACAGCGCCTGGCCTGCGCCGGCCATCTTCAGGCCGCTCGCCCCTGTGCCGGCCGCCGTCAGCCCGGAAGATCCTGCCGCACTGGCAGAAAGCCCGGTTCCGGCCGCAGCGTTTGCCGCGGTACTGGCTCCGGCCGCGGCAATACCGCCGTACATTGATGCGACCGCGCCAATGGCCTGGACTACCTTGCCAAGGTTGATGAGACCGTCCTTGGAGTGGAGTGCGTCCTGAGCCTGAGCCTGACCGACTGCAAAATCGCCTCGGGCGTTTTTCGCGAGCTGATCGACGTTCTGGGCATATCGGTTGAGCCTGAAGCCCTCGTTTTGCCGCAGCGTGCCGGCCGAGCGAATCTGCCCGATCAAGTCGGCAAAAGCGTTGAACTTCTGCTTCGTCAGGTCCTGGCTCGCCGTGCGCGCTGCTTTGTAGTCCTCAGACACATTGCCTGCCGTTTCCTGCTGCGTATCACGAATAGCCTGGGACTCAGAGACATCCGCCTTGATGTCGGAAGCAATGCGGTTGGCCTCTGCCTCCTGATTGGCAATACGTCTCGGGGACTCGTAGCCGGCCGCCGCTTCCTGAATCTGGGCATTGATCTTGTCCTGAGCACTCCCCAGGGCGTACTGGGCAGCCTTCATCTTGGCCTGAGCCTTACGGTTGGCTTCTGCCTGTCCGTAGCTCTGCATGGCCGTTCCTACTAAAGCGGCAATCAAGCCGCCGATGATCCACCCCATAAAACTCTCCTTTTAGTAAGCGCTGCCGCCGTACTCGTTCTGCGGAGCAATCTTGCTTGTCGTCTGATTCGTTGCGTACGGGACCTTGGACGAGCTGATGCCCTGCACGTACTTGCCCAGGTTTTGGTACAGATAGGCGTTGGCAATGTCGTTAAAGAGGTTCCCGACCGTTGCCACCGAAGCATTGGACCGGGCTGCGTCCATGTTCTGCCGCAGGCCGCTGGCCGCAAGCTGGCCGGCCGTTGTCGCATCAGTGCCGGCCGTGGCCATCGAGACCAGATTGGAGCGCGTGTTCTCATCGGCCGTCTGTAAGTCGCTCATGGCCGCATCAGCAATACCGCCAGCCTTACTCAAGCCTTCGTTCGTACGTCGGTTGAGCTCGGAATTGGAGTCAATATCAACGGAACCGCCGAGAAGGCCGTTACGAGCCAAGGCAAAACGATTGGCGCGCTCGGCCTCACGGGCCTGACGTTCGACTTCCTTCGCATTGAGCGAGTAAACCGCGTCGCGTTGACTCTGATAGAGTGCATCACGGTTGGCGTTGTCGAAAATTTCATTGACTGCATCAATGGCTTCCTTGGCCCGCTGCTGGCGCTGCTGCTCGATAACCGCTGCGTCAGTGCCACCACCACCCTTATGCGGAACAAGACGACCGGCCTTCGATGTCGGCCAGGCGCCGAGAGCCGGGCCGCCGAAGTCTGCACCGCAAACCAAAAATTCAGCTTTCATCATGTTGTCTCCTTGATAGATGTGCTGGGTAAACAGTTAAAGAGCGCCGCGCAGATGGATGTAGAGCGGCTTGGCGATATAGTTTGTTTTCTGCAGCAGGCGGGCCATCGCCGGCGATACGCAGGACTCAAGATGAGTTGCGCCCGCAGCCTTCCACACCTTGCGCATGATTCCTCCGAACTCGTCCCACATGCCTCGGGCGTCGCTTCCGCCCAGGCACATGATGTTTACGGCAGTCATCCGCGGGTAATAGACAAGTTCCCACACGCAGACAATGAGAACCTTGTCCCCATCCATGGCGTAGGCCGCAAAAGCCCTGCCTTCTTCGATGCGCTTTTTGATGTCTTCGGCCGTGAACTCGCCGTGCACGGCCTTTTTGACGCAGCGCTCAACTTCAGTCTTGATAAACCGCCACCGGTCCGCATTGGACTGGCAGCAGATATTGAGTGTGTGCATCAGCGTGTTCCTAAGTTTTGGTAATAAAGCGTCAGGGCATTGAGCTTGAACGGCTTGTCGTCGTAGTTGCGGATACGGATCGAAACCTCGGTGCCGCAGCACGGCATAGGAATCAACCCCGTCGGCCGTGTGTTCCCTGACACAAGCACTTCCGGCGTACGGGCGTTCGGGTTCCGGGAATCAAAGGCAAGCGAGATGAAAGCCTTGCCTTCAAGAACCGCGTCCACCGCCTGGATCATCTTCAAGTCCCCGGGCTTCTTGAGATCCATCCAGGGGAGCTCAATAACGACTTCAAATGGAATGCCGCCGTCCGTTGTCTCGTTCTCATCAAAGATGTAGACGTCATCGCCGGAGCGGAAGTAAAGCTGCTTGCCGAGTTCGGCCACAGCGTCCACCGGGAAGCTAATGTAGTAGTGCGACCACGCCGCGATCTTCGCCGTGCGGCTGATGGAGTAAACAAACAGGTGATTCCCAAAACACAGCACGTACTGCCCCGTGCCGTAGAAGTAAAAGCTCTTGGGCGTCACTCCGTCGCGCTCGGCCTCTTCAATTGCTTGGCGGACCATCTTGTCGACCGGAGAGCCAACGTCCTCATCCACGAGGTTGTCGGTGTATACCTGCGTCGTAATGGATCGAACACCGTAGTCCGACAAAAAGTACAAGTCACCGGCGACGTTGGCCACAGTCTTCGGAAACGTCGACCCAACGTTTTCAACCGTATCGAACAGACCCATGTTGTTGGGATCCGGATCGACCGTCCACAGCTGACAGGAATCGCGTGTAAGAACGGCCAGACGGCCGCGCTGCAGACCAATTGCCGTAGCAGTGCGGTCCCCTCTGGCATTCATGCCCGTGGGGATAAAGCCTGCGTCATTGCTTGTTGACCAATCCCTGGGGCGGCCAGCCGCACAGAAGCGCACCACGTCTCCGTCTCTGCCCACGGCAAAAATCTTGGACTGCGTTTTGTAGAGAGCCTTGGTGTGAGGGCAATTCGCGTCCGTGATCTGAGTGCCGGCACTGGCTCCGTCCAGATAGTGATGCAACGCCGTGCCGTCTTCGTACTCAACGGCCGCATAAATGTAGTTTGAGAAAACGTCCGTATACCAAACGTCCTTCAGGGCCTTCTCTCCGTCATTCGGCGCGACCTTGTGCGCTTCAAACATGGGGTTTTCATGCTTCACCGTACCGACGCCATAGAAAGTGTGGAGCTTCCCGAGGGCGGCAAAAAGCCCCTTCGTGCCCGGCTCAAGTGTCACAAAGTGACGAAACCCAGGCCGCTTGGCCGTCGTCAAGCCAGTCGTCACGTAAGCATTTTTCATCTCACGCAAACGGTTAGCATCAGAGACGGCCGCATCCTTGCGGAGATCGATACCGAGGTCAAACCGATTAAAGACAATGCTTGCCATGGTGATCCTCAGAAGAAGTACCGGCCGTCAGACGTGCGGCGAACCTGAGTGCTAGCGCGCGGCCGGTCTGCCAGGGCCGAGTAGCGCTTGTTTTCATGCTGCTTCTGCCGTTCAATGCGCAGCGCCTGCTGAAAGATGTTTCCAGCAGTCTGGGCATCGGGGTGTTGGTAGTGCGCCTTAGCGCTTGCAAGCGCATAGAGAAACACCAGGCGGGACGGCACACACGCGTGATCGGCCGGCTGAGTAAAGCGCGTCAGCCCGGGCCTGTAGATAACCACCATGCGGTAAGCGTCATCCGGCGTAGGCCACAGTTCAATCTGCCCGTCGAGGATGTCGTAGCGCTCCGGTACCGTGGGCGTAATGTCGTCACAGCGCATCAGCTCGGTGATACCCTGCCGAAGCTCATTGAAGCTCGTTTCCGTGTCGTAAACACAGATCGACTCGATCATGGCCGGCTCGAAGTTTTCGTCCTCGATGTCGTTATGGCAGTCGTAGAGCTTGCTGCCCTTCTGCAGCATGATCGTTGTCCGCTTCTTCAAAAGAGGCGCCCCGAGTTGCTCGTAGACGTACTCATGCCCCTCCTGAAGAAAGGACTTCAGCAGGGGATCGATGAGCTTCGAAGATGCGCCCTGAGTCACAAAGCCCAGGCGGGCCTTGAGCTCGGTCATCATGGAGCCGAGCGTGCCCTCGCGAGACGTAAGAGGATTCGCCATATCACGCCTCCACGTCGAGCTCAATAGAAAGGACTCCGTCCTTTAAAACCGGACGGGCCTTAACCGTTCGCTTGCCGACGATTGAAATAGTCGTAAAGGCCGTCGAGACGGATGTGACGATGCCATCCTTGCCCGGTTCCCCCTGGGGGCCCGGATCACCAGGATCCCCCTTGATGCCTACGCCGGGGACGCCTTGTTCCCCTCGCTGCCCGGGATCACCTTTATCGCCCTTCTCACCCTTGGCAAACGAATAAGCCTGAGACCAGTCAGAGACGTCATCTGACAGCTTGAAAAAGAGCTCACCGGTGTCGATGGCCAAAAAGCAAAACCCCTTGGGACGGGAGTCGTAAGAACTTCGCTCAGCAACGTTCCCTCGGGCGTCCGCCTGAAACGACGGGCCAACGTCCCCGTCCTTTCCGTCCTTTCCAGGGGCTCCGTCCTTGCCGGGCGTGCCGTCCTTCCCGGGAATCGGCGCGAGTTGCTTTTTCGCTTCAGCAGACAGGTTGTCATAGTTAACGATGCCGTTGGCAAGGGACCCGTCGTCTTTCTGCAGCTCGCCCACGTTGGCGATAACGGCATTAACGGACTCCGCCACCCGATCAAGTTCTTCGTTGATGCTCTGCAGATCAACCTGATCGGACGCATTCTCCGCAAAATCCTTTCTGCGTTCGTACTTTTGAGGCTGTGCCATGTTTCCCGCTCCGTAATCGATGCAGGAAACTTACGGCGCATTGAGACGGCCGTGGCAAGATTTCTATACTTCAGGGAAAAACAGGCGCTTCGTCCTGCGGGAAGAGGATTTTTCGCAAGTCCGCTCTCTGGCGGTCACACAACTGCCGTATCTCCTCCGGCTCCCAGGCATCCAAAACACGGTTGAGAAGATGCCGGTACGAGGATGAGCGCATGGCGTGAGCCAGTATGGCACTCACGGACTCAATGTCCTTTTTGGCCAGTTTTCGGCCGAAGTTGTGAAGGCTTCGTTTGCGTATAAGCCGGTAGTCAGTCCACGTGCGGAAGCCGGCAAAGTTGACGCCCTTGCTCAAAGGCTGAATACGCCACTTCGAAAGCTCAAGACAAAGCCTGTCGGCGAGAAACGCCTGCACCTCGGCCAGAATTCTGTTGGCCTCTGCCTTGTCACGAACGACGAAAACCATGTCGTCCACATAACGGACATAGCTCTTGATCTTAAGGATGCGCTTGACGTAGTGGTCAAAACGGTCAAGATAGATCATCCCAAACAGCTGACTCAGCAGGCTTCCTACGTTGAGGCCGACTTCGCCGTCTCCGGCAAACAGCATGACAAGATCAACGATCCGAGGATCGGCAACTGTGCGCTCGATTGACTCGCGAAGCACGGCATGATTGATCCGGTAGTAATACTTGCGGATGTCAATCTGCAGTGTGTAAGCGCCGGTATCAGCCCGGCGCATGAATTCCTGCACACGGTCGGCCGCACGATGTGTTCCCTTACCGCGTCGGCAACCGTACGAATCGAAGATAAAGCCGCGGTCAAAAGAGTCGTACAGAGCCTCGTAAAGAAGATGCTGGACGATTGTGTCTTCAAAAGCGGGAGCGGCTATGCGCCG